AACGATTTTGTCAAGTTACTGTATAATTACGATGCTATAATCGAAGGAGAAACCGATACCGTAATCCTTGTAGAAGGGGTATTTGATGTTATATCCCTAACCAGAAAACTAAATCTATACAATAATACGCATATAGCAATTGTTGCCACTTTTGGAAAGAAAATATCTGATATACAAATATATAAACTGCAATCAAAAAGAGTACACACAATTATCATAGGGTACGATGGAGATGCAGTTGATGCCATAAAGAAAACAGGAGAACGGCTAAATGAATATTTTGACTGCTATATTGCTGATATAGAAGATTCAAGCCAAGATTTTGATAGTATGGACTTTTGGGAGATATACGATACGTTTGCCTTCAGGCTTAAAACATTAACAGAATATAAATTAAATAAGATTCAAATATGAGTTCTGATTTATTAGATTGGCTAAATAACAATAAGATGTGTTTCAACATCTTAGATGAGGACGTGATTGAAATCATAGGTTTCGGGAAAATGTATTATGAAGATACCAGTATGATAAAGTCTATTTTTCGTACCGATGCAGACAATAACGTTAAATTCAACACAATGGAAAATATTCAAACGCTGCAAGATGAGGGCATAAATTACATTGTGTTTCAATTTGGTGATAACTGGTATTATTATGACATCAGGAAAGATTTTGAGTTTCAAATCCTAAAATACATAGGGAAAAGAAAAGAGCAGATTCATAATCAAGAATTTGTTAATTTGGGAGTACACACCCCTTTTGAATTACTAAATGGCAGTTTCTCACTGACAGAATGGATTAAAAAAACCAAACATTTAGGTCAAAAGGCATTGGGCATTTGTGATTATAATACAATGGCAGCAACCCTTATTCTTCAAAAAGAATGCGAAGTGGCCGGAATCCAATGGGTATTTGGGTATTCTCTTACATTTACTGATGGCATCGAAAAAATAGATGCCAAAATATATTGCCAATCACAGCAAGGGCTTCAAAACTTACTCAGAATACAAAAATGTATAAACGTGGATTCTGAAAACAAAATTATTGAACTGCAAGACCTTTTAAAATATGGAGCTGGCAACATAATTGTGTTCAGTAAATATTCATCATTTTGGCTGAAACAAGTTTGGGATAGCCTTGATATGTTTTTTGAGCATTTTGACGATTGTTTTTACCAATTAGATTTATCTGAATTTAAAGCAGAGCGTATTGACATTAAAGTATTAGATGCCACTAAATATTATTTCGACCATATATACTACACGGGGGAACTGCCTCCAGTATTGATATGCGACTGCTATTACCTGGATAAAGATGATGCCAAAAACAAAATTATTCTAAATAAAATAGCTGAAGGTGCTGCCCACGAACAAAGTGACGATCAATATTTCAAAGATTTGGACGAGCACTGGCAGACCATATCGTCTTTATTTGATGAAGATAAATGGGATGTGGAAGGTATATTTAATTGGGCATGTGAAAACACAGTCCAAATAGCCAATGGGGCAAAGGCCAGATATGAAACAGACCGTAATTTCATGCCGCAATATGACATGACCAATTACGAAAAATCAAAATATGCCAATCGGCATGAGATGTTTTTGAGTCTGCTTAAAGAGGGCTTCAACAAATTGGTGCCTAAAGGAAAAGAAGAAATTTACCGTAAGCAGTTAGAACATGAGATATATGTTTTAGAATCAACCAACAATGTTGATTATATGTTGGTGCAATACGATACGGTAAATTGGGCAAGAGAAAACGGCATCTTAGTAGGTTGTGGGCGTGGGTCTGCTGGCGGATGTTTAGTTTTATATCTGTTGGGTATAACCTTGATAGACCCAATAAAGTACAATTTGTTATTTGAACGCTTCCTGCTTCCAGAACGTGCTGGGCTATACCCCTCTGATGTAACGGTAATAGGAGAAGATATAAATTCTAATCAATATGTCGAAGTAACGCTGGAAAATCATAAAACTTACAAAATAGATAAGGACGCCCAATTGGTTGTAAAACGCATGGGAACAGACGCACCTATTGTTGTGTATGCAGACGAGCTACAAGCTAATGATGATATTCAATTTGATAATCGAGATCTTTTATTTACTCTAAATGAAATTTAATTATGATTCCAATTTTAAGAAAAGTAGGATGGGAGCTTAATCCCAACGACAAGGTGGTTAACAAAATCTTATCCATGTGTGAGAAGAACAATGGTATGTGTCCATGCCATAATACCGGCGAAGACACCAAGTGCCCCTGTTCTGATTATAGAGAAAAAGATATGTGTCATTGTGCTTTATATGTAAAAATAGAAAAATAAGTAAATATGGAAGATATGGTTTTGACTGAAGATATGGAACTTGTTATGAACCTTGTTCAAAATACACAAGACAATGTGTTCATAACCGGTAAAGCTGGTTCTGGAAAAACTACGTTTTTAAAATACCTCATTGAACATTCTGGAAAAAAATGTATGGTAACCGCCCCAACGGGAATAGCAGCTATTAATGCTGGAGGGGTTACATTACATAGTTTGTTTGGTATTCCTTTTGGTCCCATCACCCCTTACGACCATCTTGAAAATAAATTTTCAGAATACAAGGTAGAATTGCTATTACAAATGGAGGTACTTATCATTGATGAAATTAGTATGGTACGTCCCGATATACTTGATGTCGTTGACCGTAAATTGAGGTGGGTATATGAAAGCGATGAACCGTTTGGCGGTGTGCAGATTGTTATGTTTGGAGACCTTTTCCAATTGCCTCCAGTAACAAAAAGCCAGGAGATTAAAATTTTATCTAACTTTTATGATGACTTTTTCTTTTTCAACGCTTTGGTTTTTAAACGGACAGGATTTCATGTCGTAGAACTAACAAAAATATTCAGACAAACGGATCCAAAATTTATTAATATCCTCAATAACATTCGTAACTATCAGGTTACTTCCGATGAACTGGAGATATTGAGTGAATTAAGGGATCGTCAAATTAGCAAAAACTATGATGGTGAATATATCCATATTTGTACTCATAAGGCTGAAGTTGAAAAAATAAATGCAGATAAATTGGGTAAGCAAGATATAAAGACTTATGAAGCAACTATAAAAGATAAATTTCCGGAATCATCTATACCTTGTGATTTGCATTTAAAGTTACGTGTTGGCGCGAGAGTTATGTCATTAGTCAACGATGCACAAAAAGGATATTACAACGGAATGTTAGGGGTTGTAAAAGAACTGAAAAACAATGTTGTAACAGTCTGTATGGATAATGGTCAAACTATAAAATTCGAGCGCCACACATGGAGCAATACTCAATATATATTAAAAGAAAATGAGATTGTAAAAGAAGAAATAGGTTCGTGCACTCAATTTCCCTTAACGTTGGCTTGGGCAATAACCATACACAAAAGCCAAGGGCTTACCTTTGATAAAATAGCTATTCACGTATCTCGTACCTTTTGTCCGGGGCAATTATACGTAGCCCTTAGCCGGTGTAGAACTCTGGAGGGTATCATTTCGGATGCTTTCATCACTAAACGAATGATTATTCCTGAATATGCCCTGATTGATTTTGAAAGGGCATATAAAGCAGAAGACAACTATTATGGTAAACGATTAAATTAATTAAATATGAAAGTCATATCAGTTAAGCACAAAACATCTTCAACAAAGGTGAAAGCCATAGATTGTTTTGTAGATAGCGGTTATTTGCAAGGTCCTGGTGGTTCTCTTCCAGATGTAGACGTCGATTTCCAATCAGACCGGAGACAAGAAGTAAAGGAATACATTGAACATCGGTATAATCATAACGGCAAACAGCGTGTATTCTCTGCCGGAACTTTTACAACATTAAAATTAAAAGCGGTATTAAAAGACGTAGCACGTGTACACAGGGTGCCGGTAAATATTGTTAATTATATCACAGCTATATTTGAGGATGACAATATGAATTGGACAGACCTGTTTACAATGGCTGCTACCAATAAAAAGGTACATAGTTTTATAATGGAATATCCACAAGTAATTGAAGATATTCGTACCTTAATGGGGCAGCCTCGTTCTTCTTCAGTTCATGCTTCTGCACTACTTGTGACTCCAGATTATAAAGATGGACAAGAACTTGAATGCTTTGATTTTACCCCCATCAAGAAAATAGATGGTATGCTAATTTCTGAATTTGACGGATATTCTTTAGACGAACAAGGATTGCTAAAAAATGACTGTCTCGGTATTAAGGAGCTGTCAAAATTACAAGCTGTTATTAATATTTGCAATGATAAATATCATGCCGGTATAACCTTTCAGGATATAGTGCAAAGCGGATTGGACGATCCTAAAGTGTATCAATTGCTACAAAAGGGCTATACTCAAAATGTCTTTCAGTTTTCCTCAAAAGGTATGACTAAATTTTTAGTTGGTATGCAGCCTGATAAAATTGAAGACCTAATCGCAGCTAATGCCTTATTCCGTCCAGCAACATTAGACTCCGGTTCAGCAAATAAATATGTGGATTGCAAGTTAGGGGATGCTGCTCCTGTGTATCTTTGGGGAACTTACAATGCCATGAAGAATACTTACGGCGTACTGTGTTACCAAGAACAGTTGGCACAGATTGCACGTGAAGTTGGAAAGTTCAGTTTAGGCGAAGGCGTTAAATTGGTGAAGCTTATATCCAAGAAAAAAGTAGACAAGATTCTTGCCTTACGAGACAAGTTTATGGCTGGAGCATTAAATAACGGGTGTCCCAAAGAAGATGCAGAAGCAATATGGCACATGTTTGAGGTTGCCGGCTCTTATCTTTTTAATAGAAGCCATGCCACTGCTTATGCAGTTACAGCTTATGCGGGTGCCTATCTGAAAGCCAATTACTCTACAGCATTTTATACTATAGCTCTTCAATGGGCAAAAGATGATGAAATACCCACATTAATGAGTGAAATGGGGTTATGCAGCAACGCCAAAATAGTGCCACCAGACATAAATGTAAGTGGTGGAACCTTTTTTACTGATTACAAAACAGACGAAATCTTTTGGTCCCTTTCTCGTATTAAAATGTTGGGGGCAAAGGCAACTGAATGGATTGTTAACGAACGAGACTTGCGTGGAGAATTTACTTCCATCGAGAACTTTATAGAAAGAATATTTAGATATAAACTGAAAAAATATCAATATTGGGATGATCCGGATAACGCAGATGAAGCAACCAAATGCCCCGTCAATGCAAGGCATATTCGCCATTTGATATTAGCCGGATGCTTTGATAAGATAGAAAACGCACAATCTGTTATAGAACGATATGCTATTTTAGAAAAAGCAGCACAATGCTTAGGGTTTAAGATTGCAGAAAAAGATATTCCAGAAGATTTAAGAGGCAAGCATTATTTCTGGAGTCAACAGCAAATTGCTGTCAGTGGCATTGGTGCCATTGATTATAAACGTATTTATGATAATTCAGAAGCAAAGCCTAAAATAAAAGGAAAAGCATCTTGGGCACTTTTAAAAAATATACAAAAAGCAGATTATGATGGGAAAAGGGTGGCTGTTTGTGCCAGTATTGTAGATATTGAAGAGAAAAAATTCAAAGACAAGAAAACAGGAGAGAATCGTATTTTTTGCAAATTATTATTACAACAAAATAATGATTTGGTGGAAATGATTATTTGGAATGATGAATGGGTTAATGTCCGGGCAATACTGTGCAAGGGCGGTCCTCTTGGAAGTGCAAAAAATAAAATGTTAATATGTTCAGCACAAGTAAGACACAGTGATTTTACAGGTGAAAACAATCTTCAATTATACAAATCTTCAATTATAGATATATTATGAAAATAGAAATAAACATGCCTATTGTCATTGCCATTGTTGGACCATCAGGAAGTGGCAAAACCACAATGGCAAACATTATGGCCGAAAACGGCATCCCAACTATTGTATCATTCACAACGCGCCCAATGAGAGATGGGGAAACAAATGGGAAAGAGCATTGGTTTGTTACTCCTGAAGATAAGCCTGACGCGTCTGAAATGATAGCCTACACTAATTTTGGAGGATATGAGTACTGGGCCACGTTACAACAAACGAAACATAAAATATGCACCTATGTTATTGACGAGAAAGGATTGATATATTTGAAAGAGAAATTTCCAGACTCGTTTATTGTGTTTTCTGTATATCTTGACCGAAACATAGGTGATCGTATTGGTTGTGGAGTTGACAAAAAGCGATGTGAACGGGATTTAGACCGTACCGAAATACCATTAAAGGAATACGATTATATTATTAGAAATAACTATTCCCTTGAAGAATTTGAAGAAAAAATCAAACAACTAACATTAGACTTATTAAAATAATATGGCAACTCCGAATAATGAAAAGCCGATTATCGTAGCTTTTACTTTAGACTTTGAAACTGGCGGGTTAAACTGTCAGGATTGTGCTTGTACTCAAATTGCAATTCATGCAGTACGCATAGACACTTTTGAAACTATTGATAGATATGTAAAATATATATATCCATACAACCAACAGCCAGATAAGGGTGTATCTAAACGCAAGGTACTAAAGAGTAAATTTGATAAAGACGATGAAGTACCAATGAAATACGAGGAGAAGGCTCTAACATATTCTGCTATCACTATGGATATGTTAGAATCACTTGGTGTAGACATCAAAGTTGTTGCATCTGAAGTAATTGAATTCATCCGCAAAAATACATTATCAAAAGGACTAAACAAAAAACCTTTCTTGATAGGACAAAATATTGGGTTTGATATAGGGTTTATGCAACAATTGATGGAATATGGGGGGCAAATGAAAGAGTTTGCAAAACTAATGAGGGGAGCAACCGATTTTTATGGACACTTCCAGCCCTTATACATAGATACCATTGTTTTGGGACAATTAGCTTTATCTCATTTAGAAGATATGACAAGCTACAAGCTGGAAATAATGGCTGAAAAGTTTGGGATTGAGTTGGATGATGCTCATGACGCGGATGCGGATGTAACAGCAACCACCAACGTGGCAATGGTATGCACTAAAAGAATGCGTAACGCTTGCGGTATAGATGGTGATGGTATGGTTATGACCAAAACCGAAAAATCACGTATTCATTTTAAAATATAATGCAATGACTACAGAGGAAGAAAAACAACAAGCTAAAATGGCAGGTTTAGAACCAGAAGTGGTCTTTAATACTCTTTCCGATAGAGTGGTGTGTGCCGTAATGACAGAGGACACTCATGAAACTATTATGGAAATATCTGGATATGATTTACAATTCAAGTTTAACCGGGATAAATTAAAGAATATTGCTGACGTGGAGAGTTTGTTGGATGGCATTAAAGATTTGTTTAGGCAAATCGTGATGAAAAATTTATTGGAAAGTAATTCTTAAAAAACAAACTTATAAAGTATTGGCTGCCTATTCTTATATAAAAACCAAGCCCAGTTGAACATATCGGCTGGGCTTTTTATAAATGCAATAGGATGGAATTAAGAAAACCAGAATCTTTAAATAAACAGGAGATTGATTTTTGCGAACTATATGTTTTAGGCTGTGATCCTTATGTTGGCAATGAAAAAAAATGCTACGAGGATGTGTTTGGCGATTCCAGTACAATAGTTAGAAAAAAAGCTAAAGAGCTGTTGAATCGGGAGGATATACAGAACTATATTGTACAGTTGAGGGCCATTGCGAATTATGAAACTGTAGATATGAAAGCTCGCCTAACAGAAAAATTACTGCAAATTGTAGATGAAACTTCCAAAGCTGTGTATACAGATAGGAGAGGAACGAAGCTTTCACCTGCACCATTACGTTCTGTGGCCGTACAAGCATCAAAAGCATTAATGGAAATGTATCCTGTTAAAGTTGCTCAAGAGAGCAAAGTTGAATTGAAAGGGGGAAACGGTGACTCAGGAATTACTTTCAATGTCATTGTTCCTCAATCTAATAATGAAAACAGTGTTGAATAAAAACAAATGGTAGGACGAAAAATCACAATTATTGCTTCCCCTCTATTAAAAGAATGGAAATTAAAAAGGTTAATAGGAAGAGATGGGGTTATTATTAACAAGATTCAAAATCAAAAGACAAAAGGTGTATGGATACGTTTAAACACCCCATTTGCAGATGAATTAGAATGGTTTATCCCAGTTCAATCAGTGCAAATTATTTCACATTAATATGGAACAACTAAATAAAGGCATTGGGTGGCTTCAAAAGTTACTCAGTCTACAAAAAAAATATGGCTTCTTCAGTATTGTAAAAGGGTTGTTTCTTTTATTTTTAAGTGGTTACATCGTATTCTTTGCACTAAATCCCAAATATCTTTTGGATCGTATGGTTGAAATAAGTACAGAACAACATGATCAACTTGTAACCACAAGATTATCGGCAGATTCAGACATTAGGCATATTTTATCAAAAATGATATTCACAACCAATGCAGACCGAGCATGGCTTATTGAGTTTCATAATGGAAGTAAAAACTTGACTACTGGACTACCGTTCCTTTTTGGTTCCATGCGACTTGAGGAAGTCAGGGATAGTATTCAAAATGTAGATGAAGACTATGCAGATTTCAGTTTGTCAAAATATAAACTTATTTCCAAAGTTTTGGATGATGGATATTTTTATGGTGGAATAGAAGATGTTCATAAAATAGACCAGCGTCTATATTATAAATTTCAATCTAATGACATTAATGAAATTGCTTTGCTTACACTATATGATGGAGAAAAACCCGCTGGAATTATAGGACTGTCTTTCTGTAACGATAAAAAGATGGATAAACAACTGGTAGGTAAATATATAAGAAGAAGTGGAATAAAGATCGCGACATTAATATCACAAATCACTACTGTCCCGTAA